AAATTGTTTGAAGGTTTTATATTGTTTTCTGTAAGCATTTTTTATCACTCCTTTACATTTTTTTATACTTATATATGGCTTTACATATTTTTCTTTAAAATTATGGCTATCACAATGTTTAAGCCAGCCATTATAGCTTATCATTGCATATGCATCTGTTAATCTTATTTTGCCTCTTTTAGCAATTCTTTTTATTCTTCTTTTAATTCTTAAAAAATTGCCTCTACGGAGTTTTGTATATCCTCTAAAAAATCTATACCCTAGAAAATCCAATCCTCTACTATCTAGCTTAAATAATTGCCAGTTACCTTTTAACTCTAACTTTTCATTATTCAAATAATTTTCAATTGCTATTCTAATTTTATGTAGTTCCTTTTTGTTACGATGAAATAATACCATATCATCCATATACCTTATATAGTATTTTACTTTTAATTGTTCTTTGATATAATGATCTAAGTCCTGTAAATAAAAATTAGCAAACCATTGTGATGTATAATTACCGATAGGTAATCCACCATCTTGGTTGCTATCAATTATTTTATCTATTAACTCTAATGTTTCATTATCTTTAATAATTTTTCTAAATTTATTCTTACAAATTTCTTTATCAATTGATGGATAGAAGTGATGAATATCTAACTTCAAACAATATTTTGTATTTTTTCTATCATTTACTATAATTCGTTTTATGTATTTTGCTCCATAATGTATTCCTCTATCTGGAATTGATGCACAAGAATAATCATACATTCCTTTTATTATGTATGGTTCTATAATCTGCATTAAACACCAATGTATAATTTGGTCTGGATAAAATTTAGGCTTATATATGATTCTTTCTTTTTTGTTTGTTCCATCATGTATCGTCATTTTTTTATATGGACTAAATTTTATTTCTTTTGTTGATAGCATTTTATGAATATCTTCTACATAAAAATTGATATTATCTACTATCCTTTTTACATTAGGTCTACTTTTCTTTCCTTTTGATGCATTTAAAATTGCTTTTCTAACATTATTCTTGTTGCAAATTTGTGAATATAAGTTTCCTACTCTTTTCATAATAGTACATCTCCTGGTTTCTTATTTATGTCTATCGGCTTTTCAATTATTTACTAGGCCAATCCAGATTCGACTTAATTTTTGCCAAGTGGCAAGGAAAGTGATGTGTAATATATATTTTATTTTATAAATAAGTAGTCGAGCTCCACAATTCCAGTTCGCCCAGCCAAAGTCATTGTTGCAATTCACATAGAAGAAACCAGATTCAGGACCACGGCTGAAGTGGCCACCAACACGGACAAACTTATTTCCATCTGCTTGCCAGTATTTATCACAAGTACCTGTTGATGAACTTCCATTGATTTCAGTAGGAATAAGAATTTCTGGATGATTTTCATCATATCCCCATCTAGATCCATATCCATCGCCTTTATCATAATTAGTATAACCTAATTTTTCGTATGGAGAGTCATATTTATTATCTGTACATTGAGTTGGATCTGAACATATATATGCAACATGATCTTTAATATTGATATTATTTATGCCTTGCAATACATTTCCAATTGCATCTTCAACACCTCTATATATCATAGAATGACAACCATCATTATTTAATGTTCCTGATTTCATTCCCAAGTCATTACATTGTCCAGATTTCTGTCCTATACCCCATAGTGCATTACCAACAACAATATCAACTGGATCTCCATCAAAATAAACTGCTTTTCCTGTAACACTACCATTAGAAAAGTCTTCTATTTTTGTAATTTGTCTTTCCCATGCTACATCAGAATTCCAAGAATCTGTTTTGCCAATTGCTATACACCTACCAACATACATATTATTTGAATTAGTAACAATTATTCTATTTACACTATTTTCTGCAATTAGTGCTTTTTGATTAAAGAACTCTGTAACTCCTCTTCCTAGTTTACTTTGTGAATTTGTATCTGCATATTCAACTAAATATAAAATTGCCAAATAGAAATATCTTGAATCTAATTGGCTAAAACCATCTCCAAATGCAGAACATATTGTTCTAAACTGATTAGTAGTTTTATTAACTGCTGGATATAATCCAGAGCGTGAATGATATGAGGTTGTTGTAGTTCCATCAACTGTTTCCTTTAATTCTCCTAAATCATATCTTCCAAGACTAAATTCACTAATATGCTTAAATCCAGCCCTAGCATAATCTGCAATTTCAAAATTATCGTAATATATGTCATCCTCTTTTGTAATTTTTCTTCTAAACCAAAATTCAGGAATTCTTGTTAAAACTTCACCATTTGAACCATCAAACTTGAATTCATCATCCCCATAATATGCTGTAATTTTCTTGTTTGTAGTATCATAATTGTATGAAATTATATCAGACCAAGGATATAAATCATCGAAGTCATTTTGTACTGCAGAACCATCTTTTGTAGCATTAGCTACCAATCCAACACTATTTCCTGTTCTTTCCCATTTAGAAGCAACATCTCCTATTTTGTGCCTTATTCCATAAGTCTTTCCTGTTGTTTCTCTTGCAGTATTTATTGCTTCTGCTAAATCCTTTTTAGTAGCATAAATTTCATTTTCATTTAATGTAATTGAAACATTACTTGCATTATCAACAATTATATTTATGCTTATATGTTTTTCAATTTTTTCTGCAATTGAATTATTGATGTATTCTGCTGTATCTCCTGCATTTGAATAAGCATATAATATTTTTTCCTTTGTATCAGGATCAATTGCAAATAACCCAATTTCTCTAAAATAAAATGCTTTACTAGCATCAGTATTCTTAAATATAAAAGATACTCGTGCTTGCGTTTCTTGAGTTATTTCAACATTTGTAATGTCGCATGATAAAACTTTAGTGGTTAATGATGTCTTATCAAAAGCATTACCACTTAATGTTCCACTTCCAACTTCTGCATGGTCAAAAACAATTTTTTTACCTTGTAAAGTTTTAGCAGAAAGTAGAGCACCTTTTTTTGTTATGTACATTTTTTCAAATCCCATTTTTCTTTTTCCTCCTTATTAAATTTCAATATAATCAACACTTGACATATTTGAGCCAGTGTTATTATTTTGATTAACATTAACATTTTCTTCATAATAATCATTAAATACAGTTAGTTCGTTATATTCTTGACTTATTACATTAGCTCCATAATTTTGATTTGAATTTATATTTTCAGTTTTTACATAAATTTCTTTGTTTGGATCAATTTCCATATAATCTTGTTTATTGATATTAACCCCAGCATAATTTGTTTGATTTATATTTATTTTTTGTAAATCTAAATAAGCTTCAGCATTTATAGAAATATAATCCTGGTTAGATAAAGTAGCACCTATATATTCATTTAATTTTGTTTCCAATTCATAAGTTAATTCAATGTTTGCAGGTATCTGTTTAGTTAAATTCTTCTTTAACATTTCAGCAGCTTCTGTATACTCTAAGCCAATTTTTATATGTAATTTATAGTCTTCAATTTTAAGATAATAATTATCTTTGCCTATCATTTCATCTAAAATACTTCTTAGCCATTTTTCCGTATATGGAATTCTATTGTTTATTTTTAATAAAATATTTAATCTTCTTGCTTCTAATGTTACATTTTCATTTTTTATTTTATATATTTTTTCATACCTAGTTATTCCATAACTTCTAGCAGTTTTTACAATAGTTTCCCTTAAAATCGAATCAATTAAATATCTTTCATATTCAATTTCAAAGTCTTCCGCTTCAAATATTTTAATGAATTCTTTTACATTTTGTAAAAAAGGTGGTAAATATTCTAACAATTTCATAGTAAATTAACTCCTTTTAAAACTGGAATTTCAAATTTCTGCAATTCAATATTTGATGGTTTTTCATTTATTGCTGTACTAGTAACATCAATTACTCCGTCTACATTTAGCATTATTGATTCTATTTGAGATTTTCTAATTATTGTTGTTTCTTGGTTTTCCCATGCTTGCTTCAATGTTAAAAAGTAATTATTAATTTGTTTTGTAATTTCATTTAATGTATTATCTCGATTTGCTGTTTCTGATAATGTTACTTTAGATACTATTGATATATTTACTTCACTTGCGGTATCAACTGTTACTTTGTGACCAATAGGTGCAATTCCTAATCCAGTTTCTTCTAAATTTGGACATATTTCATTTTGAACTTCTTGTATAAGGATGTCAGAAGCCTTGTTATAATCACTATCCAAAATAGTAAGTTTTACAGTACCAGGTCCATTCCATACAGGAGTTACTTTTACTGCACCAACTCCTGCAATTTTTTTAGTTCTATTTTGATAGTCAATTACATTTCCACCAAATCCTTGCTCACTTGTTTTTTCATAGTACCTCGCTCTTAATGAATCGTCATCTTCTTCATCTTCTCCTGGGATTAAAACTTCTGTTAGCTCTGCTTTTGCAAGGTTTTCAATGTAATTAACTGGCAATAATGTTCCAGTAATGCTATTTGAATCTGCTCCTGCTGTTTCACATTGCATTTTATATGTACCAGTACTAATTTTTTCAGTAGCTTTGAAAATAAATTCACTAATTGAAAATCTTTCTCCAATGTTAATATCCATTAGTTCATCATTTTCATTATAAAATGTACCTTTTTTTATTGAATAGGTTGCTTCTTCTCTTGTTATTCCTATTTGGTTAGCTAATTTATCTAGATATTCGCCAACAGCAGTATCTGCAAATACCAAATCAATATTATTTTTCAATAATATATACATTTGTGCAATTTCTGCTGCAGCTGGGGATATTGCATCATAAATTATTGAGCCTTCCCTTTTATCAATATCATCTGGTATCTTTGCTAACATTCTTTCAATAATTGTATCAAAATCAAAATATTCGTCCAAATCTTCTATATTTGTTAAATCATTATTTGCCATTATACTGTCACCACCTTTTCTGCTTCAATTTCTCCAACAGAAGTACTAACTCTAAATTTTATAGAAATTGTATTGTCATTTACTTTTTCATAATCAAAATCTCCAACATCTATAACTCTGGAATCTTGTTTTAATGCCTCTGTTATAACTCTTTCAAGTTCAGGTATAACAAATGTCATATTCTCTCCAATTAAATGTTTAAGTTCTATTCCATAATTCCAACTATAAATTAAATAATCAAATCTTTCAGTATTTAAAATGCAATATATGGTTTGTTTCATGGCTTCTATACCATCACAATATCCATATATTGCATTTTTTTCTTTATCTAAATAAAATGTTTTGCTTGTTTCCTCTGTTACATTTTCATCTGTACTTTCCAAAAGCACAGCATTCGTTATATTAGGTATCATAATAAATACTACCTTTCTGTTTTTTATATTTTATCAAGTACTACATAATTATTTCCACCTTGTTGTTGAAGTAAGATAACTTTATCTCCAACTGATAGCCCATTATGAATTGTTAATTTCTTTCTACCTTTGATACTATGAGAATGTGATAGATCTATATTTTTTTTACTAATTGTTATTTCTCCTGGCGATTTAGCAGTAACGTTATTTGTAATTTGTTGATTTTCTGTATTTGGAGAAATAGAAGAATTAACAGTTACATCTGTTGTTATATTACTTGTTGCTGTATGACTATGATTTGCATTTAAGCTTATCTTTTCTGTATTCCAATCCATTGAAACATCTACTGTATAATCTTTAACATTCTTTGTTAAAATTAGAAATTGTGATGTCAATTTCAATCTTTGTTCTACTGTAATTTCTAATGGATTAACACTTGTTACATCTCCAAAAAATACTGATGTCGGAGAACTTGCATTTACAACACCTAATGCTAATTGTTTAATATAATCTGCTAATGATCCCATAACATTTCCTCCAATTTAACTTGAAATAAAGTTCTGCCCCCTTAAAGTTAAATCCATTCGATGTTCATTATCTTTAAATGTATGCTTTACTTTTTCAACAAGCATAAAATTGTTTAATGTAACATCTCCTAAATGCATTTTAACAACTATAAGTGAGCCTCCTCTTACTCTAATATCACCAAGTGCATTCTTTATTGTTAATTTCCTTGTTTTTTGATTATACAAATCAAGTAATGCTCTGGCTTTTACTGCTCCATTTGTATTTTCATCAATAGTATCATAATATTGTAAAACACCCCAATCATTTATATGACTAGAATCTTTTGCAATATAGACTTCTCTTTTGCCAGTTTTCTTATTATCATAGGTTAACTTTATTTGGTTATATGTATCAGTATCTATTGAACTCTCATAGTCAAAGTTTTCTCCTGTTTCTTCATCAATTAGTAATCCAACTTTCATTCTTTCTAAGTTCTTTAAATTTAACCTTCCATAATCATCATATAATACATACATTTGCTTTGTGTTTCTAATAGTTTCATCTAATGAATTAAGTATTATATCAAATAATGTTTTATTTGATTCTGCTTTTTTTGCAATTGTATAACCTGTATTTTCAAGTGTTCCAACATTTAATTGATATTCTCCTGCAATTTCTCTTACAAGTTCATCAGTACGCTTATTTGTATAAACTCTTGTATCTTTATTTTTTAAATATCTCAATTGGTCATATGCTGTTACACTAATAACTTGTTCTTTATCTCTTTTTTTGGTAAAAACAAAACCATAGAAAATATTTTTATTATCAAATCTAAATGCAACTGGACATCCTTCTGTAAAATTGATGATATTATCTTTTATTACTTTAAATTCTAATTTTCCAGGTGTTCCTTTTCTTTCTGTGGTCCAAGAAAATCCATCTTCAACAACAGGTTCATATACTGTATTTCCATTTTGAATTAATATTTGTGAACTCATATTCTTCACTCCTTAAGCTGGTATCCAAAATACTTGTCCAGGATAAATCAGATTAGCATTTTTAATTTTACTTCTATTGGCATTAAAAATAATTTTATATTTGCTACCACTTCCATAAAACCTTTTAGCAATATTCCATAAACAATCTCCACGCTTTACTGTATAGTTTTGTCCACTTGCTTTTGCTGGTGTTGAACTAGCAGTATTATTTGTTGTTACAACTCTTTGAACCACTGGTGGTTTATACTGCTTAATTGAAACATTTATAATTTTTGTAGAATATTCTCGATATTGTCTTAAATTTATTTGTACTTTGGTATCAAATCCCTCATCCTTGTCATCAGTTATTGTGTAATCCTCTAATGCTACTT